GTGGGAGTTCGTGAATGTTATCAATGATTGGTACGACGATGGCGAAGAGAATGCTCTCATCAGGCAAACTCTTTTCCTTGAAGTTATCAATTCGATGCATCTCTGTGATGGGATGTTCTACATGATGAATCACTCACAACCGTCTGGTAATCCTATTACCACTGCGCTTAACTCGTTTTACAACTCAGTGTCGATGCGAATCGTCTATGATATTTGTAGAAAGCGAGCCGGGCAAAGTGTTAGTTTAGATTTTAATTCCCAGGTGAACATGGTGTCGTATGGTGATGACAATGTTGTCAACTTTACGGACCTTGTTTCTGTTTGGTTCAACCAGAACACGATCACAGAAGCCTATAAAGAAATTGGCATGATTTACACTGACGAGCTGAAGTCGGGAGATGATATGGCCGATCATCGTCTTATCGGAGAGGTCGCTTACTTAAAGCGGCACTTCCGGGAGGACGGTGAGCGGGTATATGCTCCTCTTGACCTTTCGGTTGTTCTCGAAACCTGCAACTGGGTCCGCAATGGTCCAGATGCAGTTGGAGATTGCAAAGCCAACTGTGAAACAGCCATTTCCGAATTGGCACAACACCCTCGGGACGTTTTTACTAAGTATTCGTCCATGATCGAGAAAGCATTCCGTGCGTCTACGGAGGAAACTCTAAGTTTTAAGACGTACGATGAGTATGAGGAGTACGCTATTGAGCAGTACTACACTTAGTCATACGGGCACAGACTACGAGAGTGGCCTGTCTCGCACCCACACCTTTAAAAATGTGCGTGCGTTACAGGCCGCTGTATAGCTGTGTAACAGAGTTAAGCATCCACTGGGAAGTGTTTTGTTTATTTCCTCTCATCAATAATATCGATGTCTTTGCCTAAATCGCAGATTAGTCGATCACGAATTAGTAACTACTGGATTCAGACACATATCCCCTCTTGAAAAGGTCGGTGACGGCCCTAGGTTCTGCCCATTGCGGGTGGGTATGTGTACTGAAAGAACGTGGTAATGAACTTGAAGAAAGTGATTACGAACGTGAAGGTAGCTCTAACTATGATCGATGAACTATTTTACAGATTTAGATTCAAAGTTTTATCCCGTTATTTTGTGTCATATGCTTGTCTCTGAGACTAAGCCATGCAAGTGTAAGTAGAAGCTAAAGTTGATTTTTTAATTTACTTTTTTATTTTGTTAAACTGCATATGGCTCAT